AGGTTCAGATCAGACGAGAACAATTGAGGCACCTACTGATCGACCACTCGAACATGATTGCCCGTCTTAACCAACTGGGCGACCGCCCGGTCTACGTGAAGGAAGATTGATGCACTGTGCCATTTGCGACGCACTATTGCCACCTACGCAGCCGCTGAGTGAAGACCTCTGCGGTGTCTGTCGCCAAGAGGTCCGCCGGGTCTTTTCTAATTATGACCCGGAGGACATTGTGACCATCGAAGAACTGGAGAAAATATGAGCATATTCGCACAATTGCTGGCATTATTCCTCGGCCGTGCTATACTGATAGAGCAGCAACTGAAAGGCAGGAAATGAACATCTTCTACCTCGACAGAGACCCCAAGCGATGCGCCGAGATGCACTGCGACAAACACGTGGTCAAGATGATCTTGGAGTATGCGCAGCTGCTAAGCACTGCTCACCGTGTCCTAGATGGCGACCAGAACGCTGACAGCCAAGGCTTTTACAAGGCCACCCACAAGAATCATCCCAGCGCTGTCTGGGTCCGAGAGTCTTGGGCGCACTACGTGAAGCTGCACAAAATTCTGGAACACCTGCTGGATCACTACCAGTCCCGCTACAAGAAAGTACACAAGGTCCAGTCTAGTGGTCTCTGGTGGAAACTGCGGTTTTATCCGCAAAACATACCAGTAAACGGGTTCACAGACCCTCCGCAATGTATGCCTGACCATTGCAAAGCAGACGACGCTGTGGTAGGCTATAGGAACTACTACATCAGGGAGAAATCGTATATGGCACGATGGAAGAACACCGATGCACCACTTTGGTACAAGATTGGCCTCGCAGCTGAGGAAAGGGAAGCAGCATGAATACCTACCGATGGGACTACCAAGAGAACGTAACTTTAGAGGAGTTTATCAGACGCATAACACCCATGATCAAGGGACCAGTCAATAATCTGTGGGAGATGGAGGGCGATATGTTTATGTCTGACTTCTCGAAGCTCTCCGAAGCAGCAAACCGCCTTCACAATTTACTCAACGAGATAGGAGAAAAGGGGTGATTAAGACCATAGCAGTCGTAGCGGCCGTAACAGCTGCCGCCGGAGGACACTATGACTACTTTTGATTTTGGTTACGGGCCTGTCCCTGCCCACAAGCACTCTAACGGTGGTGGCTGGGTTGCTGATACTGCTAAGGTAGCAGATACAGCTTATGTTGGCCCTGATTCTCGGGTCCTTGGCAATGCTCTGGTCTATGACAATGCTCAGGTCTATGGCAAAGCTGAAGTCTCTGGCAAAGCTCAGGTCTATGACAATGCTTGGGTCTTTGGCAATTCTCTGGTCTCTGATAAGGCTCGGGTCTTTGACAATGCTCGGGTCTCTGGCGAGGCTTGGGTCTTTGACAATGCTAGGGTCTTTGACAATGCTAGGGTCTCTGACAATGCTCTAGTCTGTGGCAATGCTCAGGTCTCTGGCAATGCTCGGGTCTCTGGCCGGGTCTCTGGCACCGCTCGGGTCTATGGCGATGCTCTTGCAGACGAGATCAGGGCCGAGAATGCTAGGGAGGAACAGAAAGGTGAATAGAGACCAATGCTTAGAACAGGCGCAGCAGTTAATCAACGGAGATCGCAAGAGCGACTACGGAGACGCCTACTTAAACCATCAACGGATCGCAGACTTCTGGAATACGTACCTGTCCGGGTTCGCGATCCGGGAATTGACCCCGACCGACGTGGCTGTTATGATGATGATGCTCAAGATCGCGAGAGTTATGCACGAGCACAAGGATGATAGCTACGTTGACATCTGTGGCTACGCTGCCCTAGCGGCAGAGATGTCTCAGAATGACCGGCCTAGGTAGCTGGGAGGAGATCGCAGTGCTGTCGTATGGTGCGATGGCACTGCTCCTTGTCATTAACATTTGGAGACAATGATGGAACAGTGGATCGAAGACGCATACGTCGAGTGTCTCATAGAGGAGGGTGTCGGAGAGGATACCATCGCATGGTTCAGGGAGATGGCCAAGATCAATCAACGCACCTTCACCTACTTTTTAATCGCTGCGATGCAGGAGTTTCGCATCGGGCTGGATCAGGACCCCAGCTTTCTGGTCGAGTTGGAAGATGAAGAGGAGGCACCGATACATTGAGCGAACCAATCAGAATACACCAGCCCTGTCCCGATTGCGGGTCCAGCGATGCTCTGAGTGAGTACGACGACGGACATACCTACTGCTTTAGTTGTCACGCATACAATATGGAAAACACCGTGGAACATATCGACAACTACCGACCAGACGATAAGGATTGGTCTGACCGGGGGATCAGCAAGGCGGTCACTAGGTTCTATGACGTTATCGTCAGCGACTCCGCTGTCAGCTTTCCGTACTACGACAGCGACGGTCTGCGGCAAGCTGCCAAGGTTCGTTCAGCCGGTAAGGTATTCAGCACCAACGGAGACTTCAAAAATTGTACGCTATTTGGGACGCATACACTGAGCAAGACAATCGGGGAGAAGTCCTCGACTCTGATCGTAACTGAGGGAGAAGCGGACGCGCTCGCTGCGTTTCAGATGGCCAACGCAATCTCTCACGAGGCCGAGAGCATCGCTAATCGTCCTGCCCCTGTGGTCTACGCCCTGTCGATCAAGAGCGGACAGGCGAGCGCAGAGCGGGACTTCAAGAACAATCTCGAATTGCTGGAGACATTCGACAAGATTTATATCTGCTTCGACAACGAGCCACAGGCACAAGACTCAGCTGTGCGCTGCGCCAAGCTACTGAAGCCCGGCAAGGCGTTCATCGTCAGTCTGGACCTGAAGGATGCGTGCGAGTACACAGCGGCTCGCCGTGATAGTATGTTCCGGGCGTGCTTAAAGAACGCAACGTGCTATACTCCATCGGGGATCAAGAACGCAGCCTCTGACTTCGAGGGTCTCTGGTCCGAGCAGAACCTCGCGAGCATGGACTTCCCGTTCGCTGGCCTTCAGTCCAAGACACTCGGCACTCGCAGCCGGGAGATCGTAACGTGGGCAGCTGGCACTGGCGTCGGAAAGTCTAGCCTTCTCAGAGAGTTGCAGCATTATTACCTGAAGACAACGGACCAGAACATCGGGATCATTGCCCTCGAAGAGTCTGTCGATAGGACTCGTCGCGGTATCCTAGCTGTCGAGGCAAATGATCGACTGCATCTTAACGAAGTATTCAGTAAGTATTCGAAAGAACAGATTCAGGAATACTTTGACAACACTCTGGCCACCGGACGGGTCTATATCTATGACCATTTTGGTAGCCTTGAGATGGACGACCTACTGGATCGAGTGCGGTATATGGTCCTTGGTCTGGAGTGCAGCACGATCTTCATAGATCACCTGAGTATTCTGGTTAGTGGTCTGGATGTCAGCGACGAGCGAAAAGCTATTGACAGGACGATGACACTGCTGCGACAATTAACTGAAGAGACCGGCTGTGCTATCCATCTTGTCACTCATCTGCGACGCCTTGGTAGCGACCGTTCTCACGAGGAGGGCGTCGAGGTCAACCTCGGGCATCTTCGTGGATCACATGGTATCGCCCAGATCAGCGACACCGTGGTCAGCATGGAGCGGAACACGCAGAGCGACGATCCGATTGAGTGCAACACAACAACGCTCCGGGTTCTCAAGTGTCGCTATACCGGAGACGTTGGCATCGCTGATCGGCTGTTCTACGATAAGTCAACTGGACGACTGAGTGTACTGGAGGAGGAGTTTTAATGGCACGCAAGAAGGAACAGGTATTCGAGCCAAGGACAAAGGCCAAGCGCCGTCGAAAGCCGAGACCATTTAATCATGCGAAGAGCATATCGAAACGCTCGCCGTTTGCCGGGATGAAAAAGAAAAACAGAGGACAAGGCTGATGTCAGTTGCACTGATCGATAGCATGGGTTCCGACTTGACTGTGGTCAACGCTGCTCGCGTGAGCTTCAGCAAGGTTCATATCTATTTCGAGGAGAACGACGAGAAGCTGATCAAGTACCTAGCGGAGCACCAACACTGGTCCCCCTTTGCCCACACCAGTCTACAGTTTCATATCAGGGCGCCGATTTTCGTAGCCCGACAGCTGGCGAAGCATCAGGTGGGGCTGGTCTGGAACGAAGTGAGCCGCAGGTATGTGAGCGAAGACCCTGACATATGGGACCCGGATTCGTGGAGAGAGGCGGCGGAAGACAAGAAGCAAGGCTCGAAGATGACCGAGGTCAAGAGCAATGGCGTGGTATCTCATATGTATCGAGACGCCACGCGCCATGCCCTTGACGCATACAAGAGGATGATCGATCTGGGCGTTTGTCCGGAGCAAGCGAGGGCTGTCCTGCCGTTGTCCGCATATACTGAATGGTACTGGACCGGCTCCCTGTATGCCTTCAGTCGGGTCTGTAAGCTTCGGCTCGCTGAGGATGCACAGTTCGAGACCCGAGTGATAGCCAAGCAGATCGCAGACCGTTGCAACGAAGAGTTTCCAATCAGCTGGAGATACCTGTGACCACTGTCGTCATCGACATCGAGACCGACGCCATCGATGCAACTTTGATCCACTGCCTGTGCAGCTTGGACCTCGACACCGGAGAGGAGAAGACTTTCTTCGACAGTGCGGCCGTGGATTATATCAAGAAGTTCGACACAGTGGTAGCTCACAATGGCATCGGGTTCGACTTCCCTGTGCTCGCTAGGATATGGGGGTTGCACCTTAACTTCGACCAGATCGTTGATACCTATGTGATGTCGATGCTGTTTAACCCTGCGATAGACAAGGGGCATAGCCTGAAGGCATGGGGTCAGCGTCTGGCCTTGCACAAAACTGAATACGAAGGAGGCTTCGACCAGCTGAGTGACGAGATGATCGCCTACTGTGTCCAAGATGTTCGCGTAGCAGCGAAGCTGTATACGCATCTGGTCGATGCGATGCAGGACTTCAGCGAACAGTCGATCAGAGACGAGCACAGGATGAAGATCGTAGCTGATCGGGTTAGCCGCACCGGGTTCCGATTGGACCGAGAGAAGACAACGGCACTCTATAACCGATTGATGCAGGAACAAGACCAGATCGCCGTCGAGTGCGCCTCGTTGTTTCCGCCGAAGATTGAGGAGAGGTACTCGGAGAAGACCGGAAAGCGGCTCAAGGATAAGGTCACAGAGTTCAATCCGTCGAGTCGCCAACAGATAGCTGAGAGATTGATGGAGCTTGGGTGGGAGCCTAGGGTATTCACAGAAACAGGACAGGCGAAGGTAGATGAAAGAACGCTGGGCGAATGCGACCTCGACGTGGCTAAGAAGCTGGCTAAGTACTTTCTTCTCCAGAAGCGAACGAGTCAGATCAAGTCTTGGCTCAAGTTGTGCTCTTCGGACTCTAGGGTTCATTGTCGTTACCGTACTCTTGGTGCTATCACTAACCGCATGAGTTGCGTCGAGCCTAACCTACAACAGATTCCGGCGGTTCGCGTAGAGTACGGAAAGGAATGCCGTGAGGTCTGGGGCGCTGAGCCGGGGAAGCTTCTGTTAGACACCGACGCAGCTGGCCTAGAGCTACGGGTACTGGCACATTATATGGATGACGAGAGGTTCACACGTGAGATACTTGAAGGTGACGTACATACTGCTAATCAGCAGATGGCTGGTCTGGAAACTAGAGACCAAGCTAAGACTTTCATCTATGCGCTCCTCTATGGCGCAGGGGATGCGAAGATTGGTGCGGTGGTAAACGGTTCTGCATCAGACGGAGCGCAGCTGAGGGCTAGGTTCATGGCGAATATGCCAGCCTACAAACGGCTGAGCGAGGCGGTGATCCGCAAAGGAGAGTCAGTGGGGAAACTCAAGGCACTGGACGGCCGGATTCTTCGAGTCCGTTCTGCCCACGCCAGCCTGAATACTCTGATCCAAGGGTCCTCGGCTGTCCTGATGAAGAAGTGGTTTATGTATGTTGATCATCATCTGAGAAGGAGGAAGCTAGATGCCAGCATAGTAGCGATGGTCCACGATGAATTAGTTTTAGAAAGTTCTGAGAAAGATGTTGATCATGCGAAAGACTGTGTTATACTATCTATACGTCAGGTCAACAAAGCCTACAATCTCAGGTGCGAATTAGACTGCGGCGTGCAAGTTGGAAACAATTGGAGCGAGATACACTAATGGCTAACAACTCATACATCGAAGGCGTTATGTTTTTCCCCTTTATCTTCGAAGCTACCGACAAGTTCGACCGGTACTCGGTTGCGCTGGGGCTTGAAGGTGATCAGGTCAAGCACGCAAAGAACCTCGGACTGGCGGTAAAGCAGGACGACGACAAGATGGACGGAATGCCGTATGTCCAGCTGAAGAGCAACTACAAACCGACGCTCTTCGGTGCGGATGGCAAAGAGTACGATGGTCCCACGATGCTACAGAACGGATCGAAGGCGCAGGTTCGCATCTCTCAGAAGCCTTACGATAACAAGTTCGGGAAGGGTATTACCACGTATATGAATGCGGTCAAGATCACTGACCCCATCGAGTACGTACCTGAAGGCGCTAAATCTGAGAAAGCCTTCGATGCTCTGAACGATGACGTCCCGTTCTAAGTACGGGCATTGGGACACGGGTCTGGTAGGCGAGTTCAATCCGGGAGACCATTTTGGATTCGTCTACCAGATTACCCATATCGAGTCCGGGAAAAGTTATATCGGATGCAAGCATCTGTTCCGGTATAAAAAGACAAAGCGCACGACAGAAAGTGATTGGAAAACTTACTGTTCTAGTTCAAAGGAGTTGAAACCACATATCCAAGAACTGGGCAAGAAAGCATTCACCTTTGTCATCCTGATGCTTTGCCAGAATAAGCGAGACCTGTATTATAACGAGATGCGATTACAGGTTGACCTGAATGTTCTGGAAAGCGATATGTTCTACAACTTGAACATCGGGGGCAGGAGGTTCTTTCGTCCGGTCAGAAGCTACGGAGAAGAGTTCAGAGACAAGATCAGAGGGGTCAACAATCACAAGTACCGTGGAACTTTCACAGTCACCTATCAGAACAAGGTCCAGCACAGAATCGATGACTTGTCTCTTAGGGAGTTCGCTGAGGTACACGGCTACGATCAATCTGCTCTCTGCAAAGTATCCAATGGAAAGATGAAACGGCACAAGAACATCATAAAGGTGGAATATGACCAAGACAATTGACACGTTAGTAGAAGACATCTATCAGCTAGTAGACCAAGGGACCAAGAAGCCAGACCAAGAGGCGTTGTTCTCTCTCGGGAGCACAGTGATGGACGCTGTGCGTCGGCAGCTGTGGATGGGAACGTCGGAGAGCGCACCCCGTCTTCGGATGTCTAACATCGGCAAGCCGTGCTCTCGGTCTCTCTGGTACGATATTAATGGCGACGAGCAAGCCGAGACCTTCAGCCCTCAGACGCGCCTGAAGTTTATGATCGGAGACATCGTTGAAGCACTGTTGATCTATCTTGCCAAGGAAGCTGGCCATCATGTCTCGAACCAGCAAGCAGAGATCGAGGTCGATGGGATCAAGGGGCATATCGACTGCTTTATAGACGACGAGTTGGTCGATATCAAGTCCGCATCGTCGTATAGTATGCGCAAGTTCAAGAATGGTACGCTGCCTGACGATGATCCCTTCGGGTATATCAGCCAGATCAGTGGCTATGGCAATGCCTTTGGCAAGAGCCGAGGGACCTTTCTCGCCTTCGACAAGTCCAGTGGAGAGTTGGCTACGTATACCCACTCTCAGCTTGAGAACACCGAGATGAAGATCGCGCAGATCAAGAAGGATGTCGAACTTCCTGAGCCACCGAAGCGCCACTTTGAAACTGAGAAGGACCGCACCACCGGTAAGGAGAAGCTGGGGGTCAACTGTTCTTACTGTTCTCACAAGATGACCTGCTGGGCCTCGGAGGGGATTCATACCAAGTTCCGCTCCGGTCGTCCGATCTTTTTCGTTGGAGAAGAAGATGCCCCAACTTTCTGATGAACAGTTGACAGACCTAGCTGAGGCGTATACAATAGAAGAACTGGTCGAGATTCTTGAGCTAGACGCGCTTGAGCTTCTCGACCTTCTTCGTGATAAGCTGGAAGAAAATATCCATAAATTCAATCTGAGGCCGGTGGACTGCAATGACTTTTAAAAGCAACGAGAACCCGATGTTTCGCTCGAAGTTCAGCGAAGACATCTTCAAGCATAAATATGCGCACCAAGGGTGCTATACTTGGTCAGACCTAGCCAAGACTTTGGTCGAAGATGTCTGCGATAAACTGCTGAAAGACGACGAGATCGGAGAACTTACAGAGGCTATTCGGGAACTGAAGTTTATTCCCGGTGGTCGGTACCTGTATTATGCTGGTCGTCCTAACAAGTTCTTTAACAACTGCTACCTCCTGAGAGCAGAAGAGGACAGTAGGGAGGATTGGGCGAACCTCAGCTGGAAGTCGGAGTCCTGTCTGATGACGGGCGGCGGCATCGGTATCGACTATTCTGTCTACCGTCCGGAAGGGTCTGGTCTCAGTAAGACAGGTGGTCTGGCGAGCGGTCCTATTCCGAAGATGCAGATGATCAACGAGATCGGTCGCCGAGTGATGCAGGGCGGCAGTCGCAGGTCGGCTATCTACGCGAGCCTGAACTGGCAGCATCGAGACGTAGAGACATTCCTAACGAGCAAGAACTGGTATGATATGCCCGTTGGCTCAACTGGATTCTCGATTGGTCAGGTGAAGGAGCAGGACTTCAACTTTGCTGCGCCGCTGGATATGACGAACATCAGTGTCAATTATGATACAAAGTGGCTTCTGGATTACTGGAAGACCGGAGATGTTGGAAATGTCTTTCGGACCAATGTGCGCCAAGCTTTGAAGACAGCTGAGCCGGGGTTCAGCTTTAACTTTTTCGACAAAGAGAACGAGACGCTGCGCAACGCATGTACCGAAGTTACCTCAGCTGATGATAGCGACGTGTGTAATCTCGGGTCTATTAACCTTGGTCGGATCGATGACCTTAAAGAGTTCTCCAAGATCGTAGAGTTGGCTACCAAGTTTCTGATTTGCGGCACGATGAAGGCAAAGCTGCCGTATGATCGTGTCTATGAGACGCGCGAGAAGAACCGTAGACTCGGCCTTGGCCTGATGGGGATGCACGAGTGGCTGATCAAGAAAGGATACAAGTATGAAGTTACCGAAGAGCTTCATAAATGGCTGGCAGTTTACAAAGGTGTCAGTGATGAAGCTAGTAGGAAGAGTGCTGATAGCTTTGGGATCAGTCGGCCTGTGGCTAATCGGGCTATCGCCCCTACTGGTAGCATTGGTATTCTTGCTGGTACTTCTACTGGCGTTGAGCCTATATTCGCTGTGGCCTACAAGCGCCGGTATCTGAAGGGCCAGAACCGCTGGCATTATCAGTACGTGGTTGACAGTGCGGCCCAAGAGATCATCGATCTATACGGCATAAACCCCGACAAGATCGAGTCGGCCTTGGACCTAGCGGAAGATTATAAGAGGCGGATGAAATTCCAAGCGGATGTCCAAGACTATGTGGATATGTCTATCAGCAGCACGATCAACATTCCGGAATGGGGTAGCAAGCTTAACAACGAGGATACGGTTGAAGACTTTGCCGATGCTCTTGCCAGCTATGCTCATAGGCTGCGAGGTTTCACCGTGTACCCTGACGGATGCAGAGGGGGACAGCCTCTTAGCAGTGTGCCTTACAAAGAGGCTGTAGACAAGCTGGGTGAAGAGTTCGAGGAGGGCGTAGAGACCCATGACATCTGCGACATCACCGGTCACGGCGGCAGCTGCGGAGTTTGATATGAACTTCGAAGACTATCAGAAGCAGGCAACGGAGACAGCCGTGTACCCTGAAAGGTACAAGGTGATCTACCCGACCATGGGCCTAGCTGGCGAAGCGGGCGAAGTTGCTAACAAGGTGAAGAAAATCTATAGAGACCGAGATGGGGTTATAGATGAAGATGCCGTCAAAGAAGTCTGCGCTGAAATCGGCGATGTTCTTTGGTATTGCGCTGCTCTTTGTACTGATCTTGGAGTGGGTCTCGATACTGTTGCAGAAGCAAATCTGAAAAAGCTGCAAGACCGCAGCGGCCGCAACGCGGTGAACGGTAGCGGCGACAATCGCTAGGAGGTTATTTTGTTTACACAGGTCTGGCGTAATGTACGGTAACGTCTGGAGGTCGTCAGAGGGGCAACACTTTGTCCCTGAGTTTTGCACAGCGATAATCTCATTGTGCGACAACTTGGACGAACAACAGGGGAAGGTCCTCGGAGGGGAGGACCACAGTATCCGCAACAACGCTGTCTTCGCTGTGGATGACCCTGAGTTCAAAGAGGTCGTTCTCTATATGATGCGGGTAGCGAACAAGGACTGGAACTTCGACATCTCGGGGATCGAGAACCTACAGCTGTCGAAGTATGGTCCCGGTCAGAAGTACGGGTGGCATATAGATATGCTGCCCGGTGATCCGATGCGCAAGCTGACGTTCAATCTGGTTCTGAATCAGGACTTCGAAGGAGGGGAGTTTCAGTTTAGTTGGGGCAGCCCCTCGGCCCCTTATCGCAAGCGGGTGATCAAGGAAACTGCCTTCGAGACACCCGGTTGCTTCATTGTGTTTCCTTCGTACTACTACCACCGAGTTACGGAGGTTACTAGCGGGACCCGGTATAGCCTCACCGGTTGGGCAGTCGGTCCTCCTTTCCGCTAGACAGTAGCGTAGTTATGTGGTAAACTTATTTTGAGGTGCCATGTCGGGCCTCATAACTTCTTGCCCAAAGGGGAGAACCATGACTCTTTCGATGTTTCCTACTCTGTCCGATTCCGC